TCAAGCCGCCCTCTTGCCAGGGCCCTTCCGGACCACCGCCTCGCTTGCCGACTTCTGGTGGTCGGGATGGTGGTGGCCGTAGACGCGCTCGAGCATCTCGACCGACATCCCCAGGAACCCCGCCGCCGACCATAGAACCGCGCCGTTCTGCATCATCCACGTCGCAGCGGTATGCCTCAGTACGTGGGGCGTGACGTCAGGCCCGAGGCCGGCGGCTTTCACGGCGGCAGCGAACCCCTTGTTGATCTGCCCGATCGGCTCGCCCTGGTACTCGACAACGAACTGCTTCGAGATCGTCTTGCCGTCCGGGCGCACTTCCGCCCAGCGTTTCATGTGCGCGACCAGGCGGTCGGGCATCCTGATCGACGGCTGCCGCTTGTTGGTCTCCGCAACACCCACGCGCCGGCGGTAGAACACGCCGTTCTCCAGGTCGACGTAGCCGGAACCCTCACGCTTGCTCAGCGCGGCGCTGCAGATCGCCGATGCACGCGTCCCGGAATATAACCCGACAAGGATGAACCGGGCGATGTGGCGCCACCGGTACTTCTTGGTAGGTACGCCGGGACCCTTGTCGCCCTTGCGGCTGCGCGTCTGTACTTCCTTGGTGCGCCAGCACACCCACAGCAGGCGGGCCGCTTCCTCGCGGGTCAGCCACCTGTCCTTGCTCGGGGACTTAGGCGGCAGCGGCACTTCGATCACGTCGCGGCAGTAGCCCTCGTGGCGATGGTGGTTGATCGCTGCCCTGAGGTCCTCGAGCTCGCGGCGGACGCCAGCCTCGGTGACCAGGCGCGGCGGGTTGCCCGTCTTATCCGGCCTGGCTGACTTCCAAGGCTGGCCGACGCGGAATTTGACGTATGCGCGGCACGACTTGCCATTGACGTCGGCCAGGGTCTTCCCCGCCCACCAGGACCCCAGCGTTTGCAGGGTGGCGTCGGTCTTCCAGGGACGGGCATGGTTCGGCACGACTTCGGTGGCATAGAGCGCAAGGACGTCGGTCACCAGGACGCTAGACGCCGGAAGGTCCTTCTCCCGGTCGCGGTCGCCGTCGTGCTTGTCCAGAAGGTAGGCGGCTAGCGCGGCTTCCGCGCCCGCGTGATCCGTTGGAGCGCAGCCAGTGAAGAAGCTGCGGCTTCCGTCACGGATGATCCAAGTTGATTTCTTCCGGACGGCGCCCGTGGCCTTGTCGATTTCGCTGGGCTTGAGCCAGAGCCTTGCGCCCTTGGACTTCCTTGGCATGCTGTTCTCCAGGCGCGGAGCGCGGTGATGGTGACGAGGATGCGGCTGCCGTGGCGCTCGTGCACAAGGTCGCCGGAACGCACCACGGACCGCAGCCGGTACATCGATACGGATCCGTTGAGCTCCGGCAATCCATGTAGTTGACGAAGGGTTAACGGCGCGTCGAGGTGCGGACCGGCAGCGGTTTGAGGTACTGGGGTGGGTGCAATGCCTTGCCCGTAGACGACGGGGAAGCCGGTGTACCAAGTTACGATGGGCGCGAATCCAGAGCTCATGGCTGGAATGCTACGGCCTAACCCAACAGGTCACCTATGGATTTTAAGTCCATGGGGACAGAAACCTTTTCCCCCACTGGGAGACGAAACTTCCCCACAAACTTCACCATTCCAGTTGTGAAGTTTGTGGGGGAAGCTGTTGACGGTTTGCCTGGACCCTTAGAGTATCCGCCCACATATTTGGGGGATCGGACTTGGCTGACAACGACGAAGCAGAAGACTTCAACACGGAAGCCGAAAACGACGAGGTGCCCTTCGTAGAGTTCGACATCTCGGTGGCGCCATCCGATCCGACCTTAGAGCTCCTGGCTACGCAGGTTACTCGAGGGGACATCATCGTCCCATTCTACCAGCGCAAGTACGTGTGGAAGATCGAGCAGGCGTCGCGGCTGATCGAGTCGTTCCTGATGGGTTTGCCCGTCCCGCAGGTCTTCCTTTACGTGAACAACGACGACGTTCTCGAGGTGATCGACGGCCAGCAGCGCATCATGTCTGTGAAGTACTTCTTTGAAGGACTGTTTGGCGAGGAGGACAACCAGAACCGGCGCCAGGTCTTCAAGCTGAAAGGTTTGTCGGAGCGGTCGGAGTACAACGGCAAGACCTTTAGCGAACTCACCCCGCGAGATCAGCGTAAGCTTCGCAACTCCACCCTCAGGGCAATCAACATCAAGCAGTTGAAGCCGAGCGTGCGGAACGACAGCGTGTTCCATATCTTCGAGCGGCTCAACACCGGCGGCACCCAGCTAAAGCCGCAGGAAATCCGAAACGCCGTGTACCGGGGCAAGATCGTGGAGAGTTTGAAGACCCTCAACCTGTCGCCGGGTTGGCACCAGATCCTGGGTATAAAGAAGGCCGACAAGAACCAGAAGGACGTCGAGCTGGTGCTCCGCTTGTTCGCCTTGTTCGAAGTATGGGCAGATTACGAAAAACCTATGCTGCGGTATCTGAACACGCAGATGGACGAGAACCGAAGCTTTGACTCGGGTCGAGCCCAGCGGTTCACCGCCCGCTTTCCTGCAGTGGTCGCGATGGTGAACGCCGCGCTGGAAAGTCCATTCCGTCCCAAGGGCGTGATCAATGCCGCCGTGCTTGAAGCCGTGATGGTCACGCTTTTAGAACATCCGGAGATCACGGCGGAGCAGCTAAGGGAACGCTACGACAACCTGGTGGACGACGTCTTCCTGGCAGACTTCGTGAGCCGGGCGACGACCGACACCCAGGTTCTGCGTGCACGGCTGGAAGCGGCGAGAAACATTCTCACCAATGCCTAGGACAGACCTGGACTTCCAGTTCAACCGGATCGAGCAACTGGTGTCAGAGATGGAAGCGTTCGTCCCTCCGGACCTAAAGGGCGTAGCCGGGTTCAGGGCTGACTTGGCCGGCCTCTTGGTTGTGACCATCGCTGCGACATACGAGTCCTGCGTAAAGGAAACCTTGGTGGCCTACGCAGGTAGGCACCACCTGGCCTTCGGCACATTCGCGACCAACCATTACAAAAGGCTCAACAGCAGGATCAGTATTAACGACCTGCACGGGTATACCGGTACCTTCGATGACAATGTATCCGCCCGTTTCAAGTTTCTCCTCGAAGAGAGGAAGCGGCGCATCGACACCCGGATCGGCAAGAATATCGAGCGCGCCTACAAGCAGATGCTGAGTTGGCGCCACGACTTCGCGCACGCAGGCGTCCGCAACACGACGATCGAGGAAGCGGTGCTTACACACAGGCTTGCTAAGCGGGTGCTCTACGCATTCGACGATGCCTTCGCTGGAAGGTAGGCACTAGACTGCCAACGCGGGCTCGTCATCCGGCCCGGGCTCAACAACCCGGCCTTGGTCGTAGGCAACACGCGGCAGCGCTGCCATCCTGCCAAGGATCTCCGGCAGGTCCACCGGTGCGAAGCCGACGTTATCGACACCAACGTCCAAGGTCGCCCTGCTGCCCGGGAGTGTGCCATGGCTGTGCCCGTACAACATGACGGCACCCCGGTGCAGTCCGGGCCAAACCCGCATGGCATAATGGCTGAGGTTGATCTGCACGCCGTCCACCACGAGGTGCCGGAATGGGATGACCTCCGCCCAGCCGAGCGCGAGCGTCGGCTTCTTGTCATGGTTGCCGACAACAAGGTGCTTGATCCCGTTCAGCGCGTCGAAGATCTCCTTGGCCCGTTGCGGGTGGCAGCGGAACGCGAAATCCCCCAGGTGCCAGACAACGTCGTTCGTATGGACTACCGCGTTCCACGCCGCGACCATTGCGTCGTCCATCTCGTCGACATCCGCGAACGGCCTGCCGCACATGTCGATGATAGCGCGGTGGCCGAAGTGGGTGTCGCTTGTAAACCAGGTCTTGCGGGTACGCTTCATGGCTGCGCTCCGGACGGACGCGGCACCGGCTGGCCCAGGTCGACGACGAAAGACGGATCGAAGCCGTTATCCCTTTCCGCCGGCACGAAGGCATAGCCGCGCGGGTTCGCGATGATCCTGGTGCCGCCGACTACATAGTCGCGGTGCTGGTGGATATGCCCGTGCACCCACAGGTCCGGAGCATGCTCGCCCTCGAGCAGCGTCCCTAGGTGCGACGCGTAGCACCAGTCGAGGCGTCCACCATGCCTCAGATCCAGGCTTCCCGGATGCGGCGCATGGTGTGTGATGACGACGGTTTGCCCGTCGAACGGCTGCGCTAGCTCGGCCTCGAGGAAGGCGCGGGTTGCTCGGTGCGCGGCTATCGTGTCCTCCGGGCGGAGGCGCTTCCTCCGGGTCGGGTCCTTCGTCGACCATCGCTTGATCGCGCGGTAGTCGGTCATGCCACGGGCCCCTGCGGCCTCGGCAATCTTGGCCCGTAGATCACCCCGCCCGACAGTCATCATATCCGTCCAGAGCGTGCCGCCCAGGAACCGGGTGCCGGCGACTGTCACGCTGTCGTCCATCAACAGATCGATGCCCAGCTTGTAGGCAAGCTCGCGGCCCGCATCCATCTGCTCGCCCATCGTGTACTGCTGTCCCTCGCCGACGAAGAAGTCATGGTTGCCAGGCGTGTAGAGGACGGGCACACCGGAGAACCGGTCCGCGATCCACTGCAGCGACTTCGTTAGCGGGACATCGATGTCACCGCACAACACGACGACATCGAAGCCCTCCGCCGGTACGTGGTCGGCAGGGTCGAACCGGGTGTGCGGATCGTCCTGGACGCCGGGCTCGCGGCGGAATTCCTGGTGCAGGTCACTCATCGTCCACAGGCGCATCGTCATCTCCACTGTTAAGGTACCCACCCTGCGGGATCCGCCAGCAAGGGACACGCGCTAGTTGACGCCACTGATCTCGCCAACGCACGGCTGCCAGTGCGTCGGGCCATACTGGTCATCCCTCCAAGTCATCGTGCCGTCGAACAACACCCACATGCCGACCACTCCGGGCGCGAACAGGTCGTTGGTGGCGCCTCCATCCCACCGCATTGGAAACGTGCCGGCGTCATCGGCGCCAACGATGATCAGGGCACCGGTCCGGGGAGCGGTAGCGATCGGGAGGAAGTGCGGGTGGTCAGCTAACCGCATCATGCCCTCCTTGCAGCAGGGCGGCCCAGCAGCTTGGCGATCCAGCCGCGCCGGGCTTGTGCCAGCTCGCGTTCCAGATGCCCGATCCGGTCCTCCGCGGCATCCAGTTCCGACCCGAGTTCCGTGATGCGATACGTCATGCGGAGCGTCTCGCCCTGGGAGTCACGGAGCCGGCTTTCCATGCTGCGGCGCTCCTGCAGTTGGGCGTCGCGACGGTCGTCTCGCGTCTGTTCCAGGTCCTTTACCTTGGCATTGGCAGCGGCCAGGTCAGCCAGAGCCTGCCGCGCGACGACCTCCGCCTGTGCCTTCTCGATATCGAGAGCGTCCAGTTCCGCACGCAGCGTCTTGACGTCACGCTCGCGTGCAGCCTTCGCCCCCCGGAGATCGCCCATCAAGCCGACGTTCTGTTCCGTCAGTGCGGCGACGTCCTTCTCATGCTGGGCTTTCTCGTCCGCGAGCATAGACTGCCAGGCTGAGAGGCTGGCTTCCAGCCCGAGGACCTCGCCGGTCTTGTACGACAGCTTGTCCTGCAGGTCCTTCAGCTGTCTCTCATGCGGAGTGGGTTTCGGCACAGGCTGGAAGGTGGTGACGGCCTGCAGTTGGACGGGCTCGGTTCCTGTGGGCTGCTGCTTGTGATCGGCGGCAGGCTTCTTACGTGCGGTCATGATGTAATCCTGTGGTGTGATGGTGCCTGCGCTGTTGCCCCCGGGGCGGCACCGGTGCCGGGGGCAGCGGGTGGCGCCGGTCTAGAGGCAGCCCTTGTCGCGGGCGTATTCCGTCCATGCCTCGAGCACGCCCTTGGCGACTGTCTCGTCGCTCTCATTGGCGAAGTCGGCGCGGACAAAACCCTCCACGCCGCCGATCACATCCAGGCAATCCTCGCGCTGCTCGGGCGTCATCGGAGGCATCGGGGCGGCACCTGCCCACGCCCGCAAAGCCTGCTCCATATCGGTGCAGACGCATCCCTCGGTGCCGTAGCAGCATGGTGCGTTCTCGACGGGCCAGTTCATGGTTGCTCTCCTTGGTTGGCTCGGACGAAGATGGTCATCCGGTGCAGCCCGAGCGCCGCGGCGATGGTCTCCGAAATCTCGCGACGTCCATGCAGCACGTCGCTGACGTACGTAGCGGACACGCCGTGCTGCCTTGCCCAGCCGGCCTGGGCGCCGGGATGTGCCTTCAGGGCCGAGCGGAATTCGTGGTGCGCCCGCGCCGCATCCAGGGCATCCAAGCACGTGTCGAGCGCCGCCGTCGCGTCGGCGAAAGCGTCTTCCATTTCGTCTGTTGCCGTCATGTCAGGTCTCCGAATGTTGCGGTGTCGAGCGTCTCGCTGTCCTGCAGCGCTAGCCGCGCACCCTGCAGCGTGACCCTGTAGACGACCCGGCCGGGTTGCCGCTCGCGTGTCGCCAGCCCAGCCTTGACGAGGACCTCCCAGTCCTGGCGCGGTGCCGGCGTCATGGCGCGGTTGCAGGATGGGCGATCGCGCCCGGGCAGATCGAGGCCCAGTGCGCGGCGCATGATCGTCACGTGATGCGCGATCGGCACCGTCTCTGGCATTGGCTGGTGCCAGTCCTGCCTCGCCACGACGTCATCGATCGTCGTGCCGGCAGGCGGCTCCCACCTGCCCCATGCGATCGCTTCTTCCAGCCAAGCCCGCATCAGCTCGTCTTTGAAGAACACGCGTTCGGTCTCGGTCTTCATTCGAACACCGCCGTGCTCTCGTGCCTGCAAACGCTGCAGACCACGTTGCCGGCGGACCGGCTGAAGAACGGGCGCCGGCAGCACACGCAGTCGCGCATCGCGGACGTGTCGACCTGCCCGCGGGCGGCCTTGAGCCGGCGGCCCTCCCGTGCGAGATCGGTCAGCTTGCTGGCGGACCAGCTCGACCAGCGTTCGTGCACGACGTGCTCGCCATACTCGGACATGATCCTCGCAACGGTCTCGGGATCCGGTTTGCGATATGGCAGCATGCTGTCGGAGGCATGCGTCGGTGCATTCTGGCGTTGACGTGCCATCACTTGACCTCCCCGAACTCGGCGACCACTGGCTGGCGCCAGTCGGGCGGGACGGCAGCCGTCGTGAACCCGCCGCCCGTCACCCGCCCGGACGCATCGGACCAGATGAGAGCGATGCCATTTCCGCCGATCCTCTTGCGCTTGCACACGGCGCCGACGGCAGGTGCATCGCCCTGCGAGTGGATAACGAGCGCCTTGCTGTAGTCGCCGCGTCCGATCGTGATGTCGTGCGTCGTGCAGCGGGCGAACAGGCCGGCGTCACGCGTGATAACCGCGAGGATGGAGTAGGTTTCCCCGACCTGGTTGTTGATGTGACGGGAACGGGGAACGGCAGGACGGTACTGGGGATGCGGGTTCATGACTAGGCTCCTTCGAGCGATGTGAGACGGGACTGCAAAGAGATGAGGCCTTCGATCTCGGCGGTGACGCCGAGGATCGCGTGTTGATTGCCGGTGATCTCGAGGACGCGGCGATGCTCCTCGAGGCGCGCGACCGCGGCGCCGATCGCGCGGTCCGGGAACGGGATGCCGCCGAGCGGGCGGGCGGCCGAGCCGTTGGCGATGTCGACACGCAGGCGGTACGAATGGTTCCGCATCGCGTAGAGCGAGACCCCGAACCTGTCGGCCAGGACCTCCAGGCTTTCCGTCCGGAGCAGCTCTCGCAACTGGACATCAGGCGGGACCTTTCGTCCTGATCGCGTGAGCCGGATGCCGCAACGGCGGAGCTGCCGGTAGCAGGTGTCCAGTGATACGCCGTAGCGGTCGGCAAGTTCCTGGGGCGTCACGCCCGGCTCGTCACGCGCGATCCGCTCCAGGCCCGCTGCGCTGGGCATACGGCGGTTGCCGTGGATGGCAGACACTGCAGCGGCAGGGGCCTGCGGGAGGACGCGGGTGCGGTACTTGCGTGGCTCGTATCCGGCGCGTCTGAAGTGCGGATACAGCGAGCCGGTGCTCACGCCGTAGAGGTCGGCGACCTGCTTGACGGTCATGCCCTCTTCCGTGACATGCGCGAGCAACACGTCGTTCGACGGCAACTTCCTCCCGCCTTTCGGTCTACCTGCCACTTCGGCCACCTGTCTGGGCAGGATCGATGTGCTTGAGTTGGCGGAGGTGCTTCGCCAACAGGGTCCTGCCGAGCTTGATGGCGAGCGCCGGATCGACATCGAGCATGGCCGTGGCCCAATGCCCGCCCGGGCTCGTCGACCTCGACCACCCGACCTTGTTTGGATCGCGTGCACGATCGGCATCCAGGGCGGTCAGCAGACGGATGCCGACCACCACGACGGCGTCCGGCCAGTCGACGCCGGCAGGTTTTGCCTTGCGTACCGTGCCTGCCATCTCTGCGGCTTCGCGGTTCGTGCGGTCGATGATCGCGCACAGCTCGTCGATCTCGCGCCAGTCCAAAACCTGGCGGCGGGCGAGCTCGAGCAGGCGGGGCTTGGAGCGCGTGAATGACCGCCAACGCTCCAACGTCTGGAGCGCGTCCCGCTGGACGGACGCGATGTCGCCCGCCGTCGGCGTTCCCCGGGAGAGATATTCGGCGAGAGCTTCCGCCAGGGATTCCTGCCTGCGGCGCTCGCGCTCCGCCTCGATAGCTTTGCGCTCCAGGGAGAAATGCTTGGGATCGTATGACGGACGGCGGGGTAAGGCGTCTTCAGTTTTTGCGGTCATCCTGGTCTTTCCTATTGCCGCCCGCATGATGCGCGGCGGCTTCGGAAGTCACGATGATCTCGATCCAGAACGGACACAAGCCTTTGTAATTGCTTCGAAATTCAAATTATCAGACCCGAAAACAGGGGGATGCGATCCCTACCCTTGTACGCGGATATGAGAACACGGCGACGCGCTACAGAGGCGCTGGCCCCTCTCGATGAGTATGAGTCCATTCCACGCTCCGAGCCCGCCAGCGGCCTTCCCGTGCGGCCGCCTGTTCACGCACCTGTGATCGCCTGGTGCGATGCTGGTTCCTTGCTGCGGGGTCAGGCACCTTGTGAGAGGCAACAGAGGAGACTGGAATGGGAAAGCTTTTGGCGGCACTGGCACGGATACTTTCGAGCTTGCGGACGGTCTGGGAATGGTGCGCGGAGACGGGAAAGCTAGTTGCCCGGCAGGTGCTCTCTTTCGGCGGCCTGGGCGGCAGCGTGCCGGTGCCGGTGATCGAAGAGCCCGTGCAGCCGCTGCAGGATTTCCGCCTGCCGGATGTCGAGCGCACGAAAAGGATCAAGCGCCTGGCGGCTGCGATGGACAGCCCGGACGTCGACGCCGCGATGTTCCTGGGCGTCAGCGATCCCGTGGTTCAATGGTTATCGGCGATGGACAAGCCAATGCGTACGCTGGTGGCGGGCGCGTCGGCGATCGCGCTGGAAGATCACATGCGGGGTCGCCGCGCGATCCGCGGGCTGCTTGCGTATGACAGGGCCAGCGTCACCGAATGGAAAGAAGCCGGCGGTGCAGCGGGCGGCGGCGGGCGGGGACGCAAGCCGCCGCTACGAACCGCGGTGGCGACAGGCAGCTTCGGCAGGATGGCGCAATAAGAAGAAGGGCTCCGATCGGGGCCCTTTCCATGTCTAGTGACGGGCGAGCAGGAATTCCGCGCGCCGGCGCCTGGCCCGCTCGACTTCGAGCTCGGCTTCCAGTGCGGCCACACGGTTTGCCAGAGCGACAAGGCGATGGTTCTTGGCATTGATGATCGACTGCGCGTCATCTGCTTGACGCACAACGTCGCGGTTGTATTGCCGCGCGAGGAGGAATTCGTAGTCCGTGATCACTGCTGTTCTCCCTGTTGGCATACGTGTCGCATAGACGTCTTAGGATCAGGCGATCGCCGGCGATGGCATTTTACGGATCCTGTCAGAAGGGGACGTCTTCTGTGTCGTCCACTTGCAGCACGCGCCGGTTCGAGCGACCGAAAGGCAGCCGGATCGGTACGATCTTTCTCTCTACCGGCGCTGGCTTCCTCATGTCGCCGAACGAACGGATGCGGCGCGGCGCGGCGTACACGATGGGCTCCGCGGTGCCGACCATGATGATAAACGCCCGGGCGCGCTTCGACTGCATGCCAGGCCTCGCGATCGGCATGTACTCGATCGCGAGGTCGGTGAACCGGTCGATCTCGAGGATCGCTGGTGCGAGCACGGTGCGCTCCAGCGCCGCCGCGGCGTAGTCCACACCCATCAGATCCTGCACGTCGCTCAACGACAGCTTGTACTCGACGGCTTTCGTCCGGCGCCGGTGTATCCAATGACGCTCGACGTCGCCGGCCTGCCACGCCAGCGCCCGGAGCAGGAGCGGCAGCGTGAACCGGCAGCGCGCCTGCGCCAGGAGGTTCATCGGGATCTCGACAACAGGCTCCCCTTCCCTGAGGCGGAATCCTTCGACGAGTGCCTCGTCGACCTGCCATCGATGCGCGCCCCGGACCGTCACGCGTCGCATCCCGGGCGTGACGACCGGTGCCGGCACTCCGTCGGCCAGGTCAGGCAGGCGTTCGTCCGTCCGGATCGCGGCGTTGCCCAACCGCGCGTGGTACTGGTCGTCACGGTCGGAGCGCCTTGTCTTAAGGCCGCCGAGGGCCTGACGCATCTCCAGGTCAGGAACGTCGATCATGCCGTTCTCGTCCGTACCGTTCAGCGCGGCGTACCAGCCCACCAGGAGAAGGATAGACTGGTCGCGCGCGGTCAGGTCGCCCTCGAAGTTCAAGCCGGCGGCAGTGACGACGGGTATCTGTATGCGGTCCGGAAATGACATCTGCGCCTCCTGTTTCCGCAACCTACGGCCGGGTTTCGCAAGATGCAAGCTGTTGCGCATTTTGTCGGATCACGATTATCTTTGCGATACAACGGCTTGTGGATATTTTTCGTTTTTTCGCCGCAGACCTATACTTTAGTTATCTTATAGGGAATCAGCTATCCCGCCGGGCCTGTCGGATGACGCACGAGAGGGTATTGCCCTCTTACAGCTGCCCTTCGGGTTTAACTTGTATTCGGACCGGGAGGCCTACGCCGAGGCCCTTCGGCCTCGGCTTGTCCTCCCTTGGACAGCTTGCATTGCCATCTAGTGCAAGTCGACGGTGAAGATTCGCGATCGCCGCTTGTCGCTTGCGTGACGGGCACCGAGTATGTGCCCCATGGCCATTCCCGATCCCGATCTCGAGAGCCCCACCGCCCGCGCCGCCCGCAAGCGCCGCGAGGCCGCCGAGCGTTCGCGTGCATACAGAGAGCGGAAGCGGGCGGAACGGGCGCCTGACGTGAGGACGACCGACGCGGCGATCGTGGAAGCGCTCAGCTTCGTCCTGGCCAGGCACTCGCCACTCGCCGCCGCCATCAACGCCGGTACGCCGTTGTCGCAGGCGAGCATTCCCGTCCTCGAGATCCTCCAGGTCGCGCTCGAGGTCTTGATTCACGCCGGCTACAATCGCGAGAAATCGCGTACCATGATCGCCGACAGGACAGCATCGCGCCCGGAACATCGCGAGGCCACAAACGTGCCATCGATCCGACCTCACGTCGACCCTGCAGCCATCCAGCCGCCTCGCAGATGGCCGGGCGATCCGCCGCCGCCGGTCGTGCGCCGCGAGCCGCAGGACTGGGATGTCGTGCGAGGGCTGTTGCTGTCCGCCTTCGAGTACGACGATGACGAGTGGCCGTCGTGATGCCTAATCTGCCCGAGCAGTCCCGTTGCCTCTTCATACGCCATCACGTTGCGCAACGCCGATCCGGTGATTTCCCCGCGGCGTCACGCGAATAGATGTTGTGGGTCGCCGACGGCGGCCGTACACTCCATCTTGTGTCGGGCTTTGGGGCTCGACGTTGATCTTCAACTGACGGGCGGCCCATGTGGTCGCCCTTTTTTGTCACAAGGTCGCCCCGGCATGCTGGAAGCATGGCCTCGAGCAACCCCTTCCGTATCAACGTCCGGTTCTCCACCGCGCAGCTGCAGATGTGGCAGAACCGATTCGACCTAGTGAAGGCGGACAGCTTTCCGCGTGCGCTCCAGTTCGTGCTCAACGAGATCGCCAAGCACGCGGTCATGACGTTCCGCCGTGACATCGGCACGGTGCTCGACAGGCCGAAGGAATGGACCAGCAACGGCCTGCGTTACCGCCGCGTCAACCTCAAGGAAGTCCGTGCCGGCTCAAAGCCATACTCCGAGGTCTACGTGCTGCCCAAGCAGTCCGCCGTCCTCAAGTACCTGATGGGCTCGTCACCCAACGTCCGCCGTCCAGGCGACGTGGGCCCGAGCCAGACGTACGTCTCGCTGCCGATGTGGCGCAACCTGGAGGAGTATGCCGGCGTGCGTCCGGACGCGCACGGCAATCTGCCCTCGTCGACCCTGCGCAAGCTCCGCCGGCACGCGAACGTGACGAACATCCAGACGACGCCCAACCCGCGCGGCACCCCCAACCCCATGGGGTCGCGGTCGCAATTCTTCTTCGGCGAACCGGTCCGCGCGGGACGGCAGCGCGGCCAGCTCGGTTTCTACCACCGTCCGAAACGCGTGATGCGCGGGGGTCGCCTGGTGAACGACGGCGTGCCGCACCTCGTGGTGGCCGCGGTCGACGAGGTGAGGCACAGGCCCATGCTGCAGGCGTTCTGGGAGAACAACGCGCAACGGGCGGCGGGAAGGCTGATACCCCTGCTGCGCGCGGAGCTCAGAAGGAAGATCGCCTGGGCCCGGGGGCGGCGGTGATGGCGTCGAGCGTCTCTCTATATGGCGCAGCCGCGTGCATGCCCCCGCGTGACGCCGCGCGAGGTCGCGTGACGCGCCAGGATGCAGGGCTAAGCCATTGTGAGCCAACGACATTCCACTCCAGCGCCGCGCGGGCCGGGGTCCCCTGGAGGGGGTCATATATATGCGGGTGTGGATTGGCGGCATCTTGTTTCTACCTGCAAAACCAAAAACCAACCGCAACAACAACAACTAATTGCCCCATCTCCCGAAGGGAGATGAACACCGGGATTGCTGTTGCTCCGACCGGGAATCCATCGACATGACCACCGCGCGCAAGCCCAAGAAAGCTCCGAGTCCCGGACGCCCGCCGACAGGGAACTCGGGTACCCGGCTGATTTCCATGAACGCTATGGCCGAACTGGTCGGTGTCGACCGTTCCGTCGTGACGAAGTGGTGCAAGCTCCGCGAGGATCCCTGCCCCACCGTCCACAATCCGGACGATGGTTCCGGCAAGGGTTGGGTGTTCGACTTCCACGAGGTCTGGCGCTGGCACGAGAAGCACGTCCGCCAGTCCGCGATCAACGCCACGCTTGCGGCGCACGGCGGGCCGGAAGGCGAATTGCTGGACTGGGACGAGCGGACCAAGCGCGCCCGCGCGATCGACAAGGAACTCGACCTCGGGGTGAAGCAGGGCGACCTGCTGTTCGCGGAGGATGTCGCGGCGAAGCGGGACGAGGAACACGGGCGGTTCGCCCAGGAGCTGAGGTCCATCCCGGCCAAGGCCGCCAAGGACATCAACCCCCGCGACCAGGGCCGCATCCAGGGCATCCTCGAGCGGTACCACGACGCTGCGTTGGCGCGCCTGGCGAAGGGCGGCGACGACGATGTCGAATGAACGGCTGCCGGTTGCCCACTTCCGCAAGCTCTTGCCCGAGGCTCAGGCCCGCCTGAAGGAAGTCGTGGTCGCGACGTGCAAGGCCATCTTCACGCCCGAGCCCTTCGAGCCGGCGGACACTTGGGCCGAGGGCAACATCGAGCTGCCGCCCGAGGTATCGGAGCAAGGCGGCTACGTCAGGCTGTTCGGTTTCCAGCGGGAACTGGTGCTCGCCCCGTTCGAGCCCGGCGTCCGGGTGGTGACCGTGATGAAGTCCGCCCGCGTGGGTTTCACCCTGCTCATGGCGATCCTGCTGCTGTACGTCGCCGCCAAGCGCAAGTTCGACGCGTTCCTGGCGCAGCCGATCGCGAGCGATGCCCACGAGTTCCACGACGACTTCCTCCAGCCGATCATCAACCACTCCCGGACGTTGGCACCGCTCAAGCGGGTGCACGTCCGCGGCGGCATCCAGGACCGCTGGTACAAGTTCCGGCTGATCACCGGCGCCGCGATCCGCCTCGTCGGCGCCCAGAAGGCCGACGTGTTCCGCCGGTTCAAGGCGTTCATCGGCATCCTCGACGAGGTCGACGCGAAGGCCTACGGGTCGACGCGCGAGGACGACCAGGGCAACAAGATCGAGCTCGCCGAGCGCCGGCTCGACACCTATCCCGGTTCGGCACTGGTGATCGGCGGGACACCGACCGACCTGAAGACGTCGCGGCTGGTCAAGTACTTCGACATGTCGGAGCAGCGCCGCTACTTCTGGCCGTGCCAGCGGTGCGGTGCCTTCCAGTACCTGATCTGGGGCGACCGGGCATCCCCGACCGGGTTCAAGTGGACGCTGGACGAGACCACCGGCGAGGTGAGGGACGTCCACTACAAGTGCCTGCACTGCGGCGGCAGGATGGAGGAGGACGAGAAGGCCGTCATGGACCAGCAGGGCGAGTGGCGCGTCACCCGCCCCGGCAAGCGTTCAGGCTACCGCGCGTACCACATATGGGAGGCGTACGGCTTCAACCCGAAGTCCACTTGGACCGTGATCGTAGAACGCTTCCTCGAGGCCGTCCGGTCCGGCGACATGCAGCCCTTCGTCAACCTGTCGCTGGGCGAACCGCACGAGGACCGCTCCGGCATCCGCCTCGAGCCCCACATGCTTGCCGCCCATTGCCGTCCGTACGAGGCGGAGGTCCCGGGCGACGTGATCGACTGGACCTGGGGCGTCGATACCCAGAAGGGCAGCAGCAAGGAGAACAGCGACGGCAGCCTCATCGCGCCGCAACGCCACGAGGCCGCGGCATGGGGATGGGGTCCGGGGAACAAGCCGATCCTCCTCGGCTACTTCGTGCTGCCGTTCGAGGGCGAGCCCTTCGTCGGCGAGTCCGCGGCGAAGCTGGATGCCCTGCTGTTCCGCAAGTTCACCCGCAAGGACGGGACGGAGGTGCCGATGGCGGCGGCGTTCCTCGACGGCGGCCACGCTCAGGACGCGGCCATCGCCTACGTCAAGGCCAGGGTGGAGCTGGGCTGGGAGGCGCTGCACGTGGTCCGCGGATCGAAGTCCAACGACCCGCACGCGCCTGTCATCATGACCCGCAAGGGCAAGTCGAACCGAACGGGTGACGAGTTCTTCTGGCTGAACCTGCGCCCCGCCAAGGACCACCTGGACCGGTTGCTCAAGGTGCAGACCCCTGGTCCTCGGTACGTGGAGTTCCCGGAGAGCATGCGTGGCAACGAAGCGTTTTTCAGCGGACTGCTGAACGAGACCTTGAGGCCCGAACGCAAGGGCGGAGCATTGCGCTGGCTCAAGGAAGGAAGCGCGACAGGCGAGCCATGGGACACGCTGGTGTATGCCTATGCCGCGCAGATCCGCGCCCAGCAGATGTACCAGGCCATCGACCGCAAGGTAGGCGAGGCCCGATCGCCCTTTTCTGTCACAACGCCCGAGGCGGATGGTGTCGTCCAAACGTACGATGGACCGGATCGCTCAGCCATGGCCGACAAGTCAGAACAGCGCGGGCTCGTCGCCCCGACGCGGTCACAGCCGCCGCAGACTGCCGCCCGCGTCCAGCGCGGCAACGTACCCGCCGGCGTGCCGCAACAGGCGCAGGAACTCGGTAGCCTTCAGCGCCGAGGCCCCGTCCGCGCCAGGAAGAGCTCGGTGTACTGATGTACGAGCTATGGCTGACCGCCGAACTCCTTACCGCGATCCGGGACATCGAGGAACAGCTCGTGCCTGGTGTGTTCTCCGTCTCCTACTCAGGCGGCGGTTTCACCCAGAACGTCTCGCCGACCGAGGCGAGGGCGACATGCCAGCTCATGATCGCCGCGCTGTCGAAGCGTCCCGGCTATACGCACCTCAACCCGGGCAGCCGCGGTCGCTCGATCACGATTAGGATGAGAGACTGATGGCCGTCCGCACCCGCTCCGCCAAGACCACGATCTCGACGCCCGCCGAGCAGCGGGCCGAGGCCGACGTACGTCGGGTCGTCACCCGCATCAACCAGCAGCTGTCGACCTACTCCCGGACCATGATGGCCGGTGCCATGGCGACGCCGTTCGACGCATTGAAACCGAACGCCAACATGCCCGTGGTGGGGAACCTGGGGCCGCAGAGCACCGGGTACTTCCTGAACCCGCTGGTACGCTTCAGCCGGCATCTGGACCGGAACGATGGCTTCGTCCAGCGGGGGCTGAACATCCGCGCCGACGCGACCGTCGACACCGGACCATGGCCCGAGTTCAAGTACCAGAAGCTGACGGACCTGTTCGAGGAGTGGATGCTCGAGTGCGACCGGCGCGGCGAGATGGACATGGGCCAGATCGTCAAGAAGAACTTCCGCAACTCGCTTTCGGGCGGCGAAGGCTGGACCACCCTGCATGACGAGCCGATGGGCAGTGACCTCGTCGTCCCGCTCACGATCAAGGGGATCGAGCTCGACCAGGTCGACGTGTTCGACAACCGGATGAACGGCGACAACGGAAACCGGATCATATCCGGGGTGGAGCTCGACTGGGACGACCGTCCCGTGGCCGCCTGGGTGTTGCCCTACAACCCGACCGACATGCATGTCCTGAACGGGTGGAAGCGTTCCATCCGCACGCCGATCGCCGACATCTGCCATCTCTACGAGAAGACCGAGTTCTCCTCCGTCCGCGGCATCCCGGAGATCGCGCCCGCAATCATGCGCGCGATCCAGACCATGCGGTTCGACAACGCCACGCTTACCCGCATGCTGGGTTCGACCTTGAACCTCTACTGGGCCGAGACCACCGACCGCTCCGCCGCCGGCGCCAAGATGCCCGGCGAGCAGGACATGGACGAGTGGGTCAGCCAGATGCTGATCGAGCCCGGCGCCCTGAACGTCCTGCCTTACGGCGTGAAGGTAACGCAGAACACGGCGCCCGAGGCCGGCAATACCTACGAGGCTTTCATCAAGGCGGAGAACCGCTACAAGGCGGCGGTGCTCGGCATCCTCTACCAGGAGATGACCGGCGACTGGACCGAGTTCAATGACCGCGCACACCGCGCCGCCACGCTCTCGATAACGCGCCGGATCAACCACGACCGCCAGAACATGGAATCGCGGATGCTCCGCAAGATCGCGAAGCGGTTCGTCGATCGCGCCTACCTGTCCGGGGCCTGGATACCGCCGAGCGGCGCCACGCAGCGCGACTGGTACCACCATGAATGGCACTGGCCGGCGGCCCGGTACCAGAACTTGTACCAGGAGATGAACGCCTGGAAGCTGGCGCAGGACGCCGACATGGTCAGCCCGAGCCAAGCCATCAGCGAGGTGTTCGGTCGCGATGCACGCAAGGTCGACCGCGAGATCGCGGCGGACAAGGCTCGCCGCGCCGCACTCGCTCCCGGCCAGGCCGCGGGCGATATCATCGTCGCCGAGGTGGCTGCCGACGAACTCGAAGTGGCGCAGGACTTCGCCCTGCGTGACGACGACGCGGTGGGCCTGCGCAAGCCCATGAAGCTTCCGACCCGGGCGGAGCGCAGGACTGCACGCCGGAGAAAATAGTCCCGATCGGTTGTTTTCTCCGATCGCCCTTTTTTGTCACAACGGACCGACCGCATCCTCGGGAAACACTGGACTTCCCCGTCCTATCCCGAGGGTCTCGATGGTCAAGGCGACCGGCAAACGTAGCGTCCGTTCTATCCGGCATCCCGCCGGCGGCGATACCGTCCGCCGGTTTGCGGATGGCCCTGCCCGTTCTCTCCGCCCGGTCCAGCGCAACGTTGATCCCGGCAGCGTAGACGTCGAGGCACGGACCCTGACTGCGATCGTCGCGACCAATGCCTCTCGGGTGATGGAGGTCTGGGACGACGACCTCGATGCCTACATTACCGTCGAGGAGATCGTGCTGGTCGAGGGTATGGGTTTCGACCGCGTCGCCTCGGGCATGCAGTTCCTGGACAACCACAACACGTGGGACCTCGACGACGTCCTGGGAGTGGTGCTCGAGGCACGCGTCGAGGACGTTGACGGCGCCGGCCAGGCAGTGATCTGCGACATCAAGATGTCCTCGCGCAGCGAGCTCGATAGCCTGGTGCAGGACCTGGCGGACGGGATCGTGGGCTGCATCAGCTGCCAGTACCGCCCGATCGAGTCCACGCTGGAGCTACGCGACGGCGACTACCCACTGCTGACCCACACGAAATCGGAGCTGCTCGAGGTTTCCCTCGTGTCGGTTCCCGCTGACCCGAACGCGCTGGTGCGCTCCGAAACATCCCTGAAAGGACAAGACATGGCTGGAAAGCCCACTGGCGCTCGCACTCCTGCGAAGCGTTCCGCAACCCGCACCGTGGTTCGTTCCGATGGCGCACTGGACGAGGCGGCTGTCGCCGATCTCGTCTCCGCCGCGATCGAGGAGGCTACGCCGCTGATCGTCCAGGAGACCATCGACGCCATCGCCGAAGATGCGGGTGCAGGCGATGACGCATCCCGCGCCGAACTCACCGACGAAGAGAAGGCAGCCGAAGCCGAGGCGAAGGCCAAGGAAGAGGAAGAGGCTAAGGCTGCAGGCGGCGACACCTCCGTCCGCTCCCTGGTCCGCTCCGCGGTAGCCAAGGCACTGGGTCGCTCGGTCAAGCCGTCGTCCACGCCCAAGGCGCCGGACCTGAACGAGCTGCGCTCCGTCGCCGTCAAGTACGGCGTCGCGGACGAGTTCGCCGACGTGGAGAAGCTCGGCTCCTCGCATGCGGAACTCCGCAGCTTCGTGCTCAACGCCACTGCGGCCCGCTCTGGCACAGGCCAGACGCACGACGGTCGCCGTCAAACCAATTCGCGGTCGAACGACCAGCTCATTAGCTGGGACCAGACGGCTCGCGGCAAGCGCTCTGCCGAGCGCGCAACCCGGAGGTAATCCAGCATGCTGCCCGTCCACCACTCCTACGAATCCACTCTCAATGGCCGCTTCCGCATGTCCTCGGACGGGCAGCGCTCGCACGACGGGATTACTGTCGACGCCTCGCTCGCCCTTCCGTCCGGCCTGCTCATGGGCATCCGCTCCGCGGACAAGCTCGGCGTCCAGTGGAACCCCGATGCCGATGACGGATCCGAAGTCCTGGTCGGTGTCCTCGACGAAGGCGTCAAGGCCCTCGGCCCTGGCCTGACCTTCCGCACTTCGGTCACCGCCCGCGCCGCCGAGGTGAAGGCCGACCTGCTCATCATGGGCGAGGCCGTCGATCCCGAGGACGCGCACTTCGCGCTCAACGCACTGACCATCACCGTCCGCGGCGCCTGATCGGCTCCCGGCTAAGGAAGGAACGACTAACAATGGAAACGATGCTGGACCTGTTCAACGGTTCTTCCTTCGGCCTGGTGGCGATGACCAACGCCATCAACTCGGGGCAGTACTCCGAGGGCGAGCTCAAGGACATCCTCAAGTTCGAGGACAAGAAGTCCCACCTCCGCAACATCGCGCTCGACAAGCAGGGCGGCGATATCTACGTGCTCGCCCACCTGGGCAACACCGAGCCGGCTCCGGCAGCCCGGGAGCGCGAGCGCTCGACCCACCAGTTCCCAATCCCGCGCTTCGGCGAGCGGGCCGAGTTCTACAACGACTCGTTCATGGGTCTCCGCGCGCTGGGCACCAACCAGGAGCTCGCGGTCGAGCAGGTGCGTGACGACGAGCTGGCATTGTCAGCCCGCCGTGCCCGCAAGACCCAGGAGTTCAACCGTTTCGGTGCCGTCTGCGGCGAGCTCCGCAGCGACAAGGGCCACCTGATGGCCAACCTCCGCACGATCCTCGGCGACGCTGCGGCGCAGCCTATCGTGTGGAACATGAACACCGCCAGCTTCGACACCAACACGGCTGTCACCAAGGCCAAGGAAAGCTCCGAGGACTTCCTCGGCGACTTCAGCCCCGATGACTACGTGCTGCTCGGCGGTCGCGGCTTCCACCGCGAGCTGCGCAATCACAAGTCCACCAAGGACGCGTTCTCCGAGCTGCAGAACCTCGAGTTTCTGCGGACCGACGACCGCAAGAAGGGTTACGTCATCTCGGACGACGTGTGGGTTCGCGCCTACGGTCGCGAGAAGAAGAACGACGGCAGCCCGTTCCTGGCCGAATACCAGGGCTACCTCCTGCCGCGCGCCCCGGGCCTGTGGCTGGACATCTTCGGTCCTTCCGCGATGCAGCAGTACATGGGCCAGGTGCTCGAGTTCTACGTCGGCAAGAAGGAAATGGACTTCGGTCTCGGCCTCGAGGCTTTGATCGAGATGTTCCACATCGCAGTCTGCTGCCGCCCGGGCGCGATCGTGCCGATCACGATCACTCCGAAGGCCTGATCGGGTCCCGCCCCCAATGCCCACGGGGCTGGCTCACCAGCCGGCCCCTTTCGTTATCATGGAGATCGACATGTCCGCCGAGAACACCAAGACGATCCGCACGCTTGAGGCCGACACCGATGGCAATGCGGTGGCGGTGTTCTTCCCCGACCGGTCGACATTTTCCCGGCTTACGCTGGAGGCAGGGGTCAACACGCAGTTCCCCCCGACCACCGAAGGCGGCGCCTGGTTCGTCTTCGTCCCCGCCGGCAAGACCGCCTTGCTGATCGACGGACCCATGTCCGTCGAAGAGGAGGCCGACATCAACCTCGTGCTCGACCGCGCCTGGCCGATCGTCGGCCCCATCTACTACCCGGTTGGGTTCGACGAGGGCGACTACGGCCACCTCGTCCCGGACGGCGCAGGCTTCAGCGTCCACGTGGCCCGCAGCAAGAACAACGGCGGAGGCGCCTGATGTTCGGACCTACGGCACCCGGCTACACCGCAGACCCCGATGGTGGCCTCCCCGAAGGCGAAGTCGGCCAGGTCCTCGTCGTAGGCCCGGACGGCACTCCGGCGTGGGCGCCGTACTCCGTCACGGCTGCGGAGATCCCCGCGGGCGGCGAGCCCGGCCAGGTCCTCGTCCGGCAGGGAGACGGCGCGGTCGCGTGGACGTCCCTGCCAGCGGAGATCGACGAAGTCCCGGACAACGGCACCCCCGGGTGGTTCCTCATCAAGACGGCAGATGGCGTGGCTTGGTCCGCGATCGCCGACCTGCAGCCGCAGATCACCGCCCTCCAGAACCGCGCGACCGCCCTCGAGACAGCGCCGGCGCAGGCCCGTTACGTCCGGACCTTGGTCTCTTCCACCGAGCTCACGGCGTCGGGCACATGGCTGAAGTCGTCCGCACCGGCGGATGCCACCGAAGTTGACATCGAGTGCGTCGGCGGCGGCGCCAGCGGCATGAGTTGCGGCGGGACTTGGCATGGCGCCGGCGGATTGCCCGGCGGTGTCGAGCAGAGGACGGTGCAAGTCGCCGACCTTCCTGCATCGGTCGCTTTCACGATCGGCGCGGGCGGCGTCTTATATTCGTCCTCGACTGCCAACGCCAATCCCAACAACCCTGGCAGCGACACGAGCTTCGGCACCCTGCTGTCCGCGGCAGGCGGCGTTTCCAACAAGGCTTTCATCTACGCGATCTCGGCCATCCAGTACTGGAGGTCCGCGTATTTCCCCAGCATGCCTGGCCACGGCGATAACAACCTGGCGGCGACGGACGGCATCGGCTCCAGCAAGGGGCCGGGCGGCGGCGGTAGCGGCTGCTACATCGCCAATTCACGCGGCGGCCATGGTGCCCCTGCCAACGAGAACAAGCCCGACCTGAAGGTCTCCGGCGGTGTTGCCGCGGTGGGCGCTGCAGGCGGCAACGGTGCCGCGGCTCCCGGGCTGTTCCAGTACGGCAGCGGCGGGGCCGGCGGCGGAAGCGATGCCACAACCGGCAAGATCGGCGGCAACGGCGGCGCACCCGGCGGCGGCGGCGGCGGTTCTGCCCGTGGCGTCGCATCAGGTGCGGGCGCACGCGGCGCGATCAGGCTTCATTTCTACAAGTGGGTGGCGGCATGACGACTCCGGCAACGTATCTCATCCTTTCGCCGGCTGACGAAGACGGCGTGTCCCTGGTCATCGGCGCCTCCGTCGGCGACACCGATCTCATCGAGGACGGTCAGCTGACGATCCGGAGGACTGGGGCCGCAGCCCAGGCATGGATCGGCTGGTCGCGGCTCGCCAACGGCACATACGAGGCCCCTGCCGCTCCGCCAGCCCCGACCGGCATGTAGCCCCATGATCCGCACCGACCCCATCGGGGACCGCTACCGCAGAAGCATCAAGAGCTCGCGCACCTTCTCCGACGCGGTCTACACCCAGGCTGGCGTCCCTTACCCATTGCGGGCGCAGAAGCAGTTCGGCGAGTTCATCCGCCAGGTCGGCGGATACGAAATGCCCGTGAGCGGCGTCCGGGCGATCGTCGACGCGCTGGACATCCCTGCCCCGCCGGCGATCGGCGACACCATCCTGTTCGTCCATGTCGCCGAGACCTACAAGGTCCGCGAGTTCCGCGTCATCGGCGACGGCTTCCTCGAGATCCAGCTCGACCTCTAGGCCGATCGCCCTTTTTTGTCACAACGGAACGGCCTGATCCTCGCGGCGTAACGTGAAGGATCGCCCGTGCACATTCGGCAGCAGGTACGCAAAGGCATCAAGGCCAGGCTGGAGACGGCGCTGGCCGGTTCCGGCGTGACCGTCTGGCAAGGCCGCACGGTCAAGTTCCGGTCGTCCGAGTTGCCGGCAGTCAACGTGTTCTCGACCGAAGACGCCGTCGTCGGCGAATCCCCGGACCACCGCCGGGAGGACCGCCAGATCGACATCGCCGTGTCCGTGCTGATCGTCGGCACGCGCGAGGACGCGCTCGACGCAGCCGACGACATCGCAGAGCTGATCGAGCCCGCCATGCGGCTCGCCCGTGACTGGCAAATCCCGCTGACCAAGCTGGACTACTCGAGCGCCGACGTGGCGCAGGTGGTCGGCGCGGACGGCGAGATCATCGCGCTCACGCTCCGCTACTACGCCGGCGTGGCGATTGCCCCCGGCAACCCTTCAACCACAATCGTCAACGCACAACCGCTGAGGTAGGCACATGGAAGCGACTTGGGAATATCTTAGCGGCGACTGGTACTCCAACGGTCGCGCGCTACTCGGCTTGATCCTGCCCGGAAACATCGTGGTCGACCTCGGCGACTCCGACAATGTCGAGTTCTCCTTCGAGCCGTCCAAGATCGAAAGGTATAGGAAGAACACCTCGACCCGCGTGCTTGGCCGTTCCGACGCCAACCAGATCGCGGTGACCTGCAATTTCTCGCTCACCCAACTCCCGCCCATCATGCAGGCGGCCTCGTTCCTGGGTAACCATGGCGAGTACCTAACTCAGGCAGCAGCAGCCAACCCGCCGCCAGTGACCGTTGCGAACTATGAGCTCGGCCAGGTCGTGATCCTCCCGAACAACGTGTTCGGCGCAACGATTGTCTCCGTCACTCTCGGCGGCGATCCACTGGTGGAATCGGACTACCGCATCGACAGCATGATCGGGGGCCTGCAGGTGCCTCGTCCTTTCGACGGCAGCCTCTCGGACGGCGAGCTGGTCATCACCTACACCGCCCCTGTCGTCTCGGCGGCAACCAAGCGCCAGGTGTTCGGCATCGCGCAGAACGGCGGTCTCCGTGCCGGTCTAATGGTCCGCCAAGTCAACGCCATTGGTCCGCGCAAGCTGGCCATCGCCAACAAGGGCTTGATCCTCCCGACCAGCACTAAGCTCATCGGCGGGGACGAGTATGACACGCACGAGTTCACGATGGCTCTGGAAGTGGACGAGACGAAGCCAGCCGGCTTCCAGCTCGGTCGTGTCCTGGACATCTCGAACACCGTCCTGGCGGCTTAAGCGATGTCGGACCTTTCTCCCGAAATCCTCGCCGCTTTTGCTACCATCCCGGAAGTCTCCAGGGACGTAACCTTGCGCGGCTTCCAGGTCCCGCACTTCGGCATCAGCGTCGAGACCTTCGCCGCATTGGTGTTTACAGATCCCCAGCTCGCGCTGATCGCGTTCGGCGTCCACCTCGAGGGTGGCGTCCCGGCGACGGCGGAGGAGGTCGGCGAGGCCCGGCGCGGCATCGGCAGGGGCTTGGCTGCCAAGCTCGTTGCGGCGTCCACCCGCAACCAACAATGGGCGGACCTGGTACCCAACTTCACGGACCGGGAACTTTCCAGGTCGGTGAACACCGCTCTTCTCCTGACAATGGGGGGAGATACCGCAGGTTTTTTCGGCGACGTAAAAACGCACCTGGAGCTGATGGCCGAGCTGCTCACCGCGCCAAAGTCCGAGCCAACCGAAACCGGAAAGCCGGCAAGGTCCTCTTCGAAGGCCATCCAGCCGTAGAGCTTCTCAAGTCCGCCGGCGAGCTCGCGCTCCGGATCGGACTGGGTGCCTACAAGCTGACGCCCGCGGTGATCAACTTCCTCGGCAAGTCCGAGCGCGAGCGGGCGCAGGTCGAGCTGTTCCGGTCCGCCTACGCCGTTCGGATATCGGGCGCGAAACAGGAGCAGTGGGAGAAGTTCGAGAAGGAGTCCGGCGTTGTCGATGCGTAAGGAAATCGCGGACCTCAGCGTCCGTTTCGGCGCAGACGGCACACGCGGCCTGCAGCAGGACATTGCCCGCGTCTCGACGGCGATCGGCAAGCTCAAGGCCGTCTCGTTCTCCGCTATCGGCGGCCTGGGCAAGATCGGGCTCGGGCTCGGCGCCGGCGCGCTTGCCGGTGTCGGTGCGCTCACTGCGTTGGCCGCGGCGAACGACGACTATGTCGAGCGCGTCTCCAAGGTTGCCAACGCCACCGGTATCTCCGTCGAGGCCATATCCAGGCTCGCCGCGGTCGCCCGCAGGTCAGGGCTGGACGTGGACGACCTCCGTGGCGCGCTCGGGCAGTTCGGCGGCCAGGTCGCGGACGCCGCGGCAGGCGGTGCCGCGGCTGAAGCGTTCGAGCGCATAGGCATTTCCGCGGACGCGTTGAAGTCGAACCTCAACGATCCCCTCAAACTCTTGTTGATGGTGGCGAAGGCGCAGAAGTCCATCTCCGGCGCCGAACGCACCGGCATCCTCGGGAAGCTTTTCGGCGAGGACGACTCGTTCAAGATGGCCACCATCCTGGACGAGCTCGGATCCGGCTCCAAGGAACTGGTCGACCAGCTCGGGAACATCGACGAGGCCGGCGCGGTCGTTACGCCGGAAGATGTGAAGCTGTCCAAGGAATGGAACGCAGCCCTGTCAGAGATGGGCGACGTGTTCCGGGGCCTGTCGCTCGAGATCGGGCGCACCGTCCTGCCGACCGTCTCCGACCTGGTGGATTCGTTCGCCGGCTTCGTCCGGGACAACAAGCAGCTGATCAACGGCAACATCGCGGGCGCCTGGCGCCGGGTCGGCGGTGCCATCCAGACCGTGATCCGCTACTTCGACGACGGCGAACGGGCCGTCCAGGGCACCTGGCTAGAGCCCATCGCCAGGTGGTTGCGCGAGATCGGCGACACCGTGGGCACCACCATGCGTGGCGTGGGCGACCTGTTCGGCATCCTGGGCGGCAGCAAGCGCCGATCCAAGGAATTCCCCTGGATGACCGACTTCGCCGAGGGCCTCACCCGTATGGCGCAGGGCGGCGTCGGTGCCGTCGATCTCCTATCCGGCGGTGTCGGCTCGGTGGTCGAGGGCCTGGTGCCGTACCTGGGCGGGCTCCCGGGCGTCATCGATTCCGTCGAAGCGTCCTGGGCCATGCTGCAGGCAGGGTTCGAGAACGGCATTGGCAGCGGGTTCCTGGCAGAGACCGGCAAGCTGTTCCGGATCCTCTACGACGGGGCCACCGGGGTGCGTGACGCCCTTATCGCGATCTCCCAAGGCAAGCCTGTGGACCCGCAGTTCGAGTGGGTGCAGAGCGCGGTTACCGCATTCGGCGACATCGCCAGCCTCACCGGCGAGTTCCTGACGACGCTGGTCTCCGTCACCCGCCAGGTGATCGAGCAGTTCGGCAGCGTACGCGACGAACTCGAGAACATCTTCGGCACGGACATCACGCAGCTCGGGCTCTGGATTGCGTTCGCCCAATTTTCCGGCGTAGCGAACACAGTGCTCATCGCTGGCGGCATCATCCTGGGCGTGTTCGGGTCCATTGCCGGAGCTGCCGTCTTGGGCGGTATCGCGCTCGGCATATTCATCGCGAAGATGGCCGAGGCAAACGAGTGGATCAACGCGCCGTTCAAGGCGTTCGACGGCTTCATCGACGAGATGACCGGCGACGCCGGACGCATGCGCGAGTTCTGGGACGAGAACCGGCGCCGCGGCGAGGAGTGGATCGCCCAGCGCGCCAAGATGCAGGGCATGACCGTCGACGAGTTCCTGGAGAACGGACGTGCGGGTCTTGCCGCCCAGCCACAAGCGGCCCAGCCCGCCCCTGCGGCTCCCGAACCCGACCTCGACGCCTTGCTCCGCCAGGCACAGGCCTTCGCGGACGGCACCGCGCTGCAGCAGGCCGTGCAGTTCCAGACCTCGATCGCCGAGAGCCAGCGCCTCCGGACGGAAACCGCCGGGGACGCGGCCTCCGTGACGCAGGGTGCAACGGGCACGCCCGTCACGATCCAGCTGTCGCCGACCGGCGAGGCCATCACGCTCTATGCGCCGACTCCTGACGCCGCTACGCAGCTGGTCGACATGGTCAACAAGGCCAAGCGGTCAAGCGCCACCCTGAAGGCACCATCATTCGCGAGGCCCGGACCGTGACCATCGAACCGAACTTCTCCCGCCTGACAATCAATGGTGTCGTCATCCTCGACACGGCAGCCCGCGGGATACGCGAGACGCGTACGTGGGTCCACGCGGCGCAGGTCGAGCGGGACGTGAACGGATCGATGATGCTGGGCACGGCGATGAAGTCCCCTTGGGGGAAGAAGGCGCGGTACCGCTGGGACGCCACGGGTCCGGGCATCCTGGAGTTGCCGGCATTCGACCACCTCGAGCCCCTGTCGGTCCTGACGATCACCCCGATCTACGGTTGGCTGGAAACGATCACCGCCGGGGACACCGAGCACGTCCTGGCCCGCATGCCCGTGGCCGACAGCGTGGCGATCACGGATCCGGTTACCGGGCTCTTAGTCCCTCACTCCCGTGCCGGCAAGACGGTCACCCTGTTCGGGCAGCCGCGCCACGTCCAGACGTACTACGATCCCATCCTGCAGTTCGCGCTGATCGAGGCGACACGCGACATCGACGAGGACAAGCAGCTCTACAGCTGGTCCCTGGAAGTCGAGGAGGTCTAGATGGCAAAGATCTATTTCGCTTGGGTCGAGGACCTGTACGTCGCTTTCGATCCTGCCGTGCACGCGATCGTCGCCGAGCCCGGTGTCGACGAGCAGATGCACACGATCCGCCTGAGCCAGAAGGAGAACGCCGCGGCGATCGCCGAGATCACGTTCCCGAACCCGGGCGTCGGGCTCCTTTCCGCGTCGCGGCGGCGTTTCGTGCTGATCTCGGAATCGGAAACCGAGGACCCCGCCGACGCGATCCTGCAGGCGCGTGGCAGGATCACCGCGCTGCCGACAGAGCTGCAGTCGCTGATGATCACCGTAGAGGCGATCTGCGGACCCGAGGACCTCGAGGACCGGCAACGTGCCAAGGCGGCAGAGCTATACGAACCGCCGTGGACGGACCGCCTGTTCGGCGACAAGCCGGACGACATCCTCGCCGCGCTAAACGCCCGGGGTGTCACGTGGTACATCGACCCCGTCACGCACGACGTGAGCGTCACGGACATCCTGAAGGGGGTGCGCGTAGTCGATATCGGCGTGGACCATGCCCTCGCGGACTTCGTGATCAAACCCGGGGAAGCCCCGGTGCGGAAAGCTAAAATGCAAGTCGTGATGGAGTGGGAGCAGTCCGCCGCCGTCACGGTCGACATCTCCGACAGCATTCCCCACATCGACACGCTCACGGCAGTGGACGCATCCCTCGGCAATCTCGACGCCTCGAACCCCCTGGCGCCGGCGTTCACGCCCGATGCGGGGATATTCCCGGACGTGACGATCAACACGGGCGCCGGTTGGGAGATGGGTGCCAACGGATACCGCCGCATCTCGCAGGCACCCGTGATGATCGACCGCGGCAACGAACGCACCCGCATGCACGAGGGTTACTCGTACACCGGCGCCGCATGGAATCGGACCGTATTCGAGGACGGTACCTGGCAACATTACTACCGATACAACTATGCCCGCTTGGCGGACGCTACCGAGCGGCTTGTGCGCCTGGACGGCTGCCAGTGCGACCGCTTCAAGTTCGACCATTTCCGTGTGTCGTGCAATTATCGCCAGCAGCGCCGCGAGACGATCGAACTCACGATGGAGCTCCCGGTCCAGGACGTGCTCGGGGCCGTGGCGGAACTGGACATGGGAACCCTCGTCCTGGACGACCCGACCGACGACCTGGACACCCCCGTCTGGTACCCGGGGATGGAGGTCACCGCCGGCGAGCACGTGCAATTCGATGGCCAGCGCTGGCTGGTCACCGAGACGCACAGCCGCGAGTACTTCTATTTCCGCTCCGTCATCAACGGCGTCCTCGTCAGCGTCACCACCCCCGGGTTCGCGCCCGCCGCCGAGATCGCGGCACTCGACCGCGCATCCCCCAAGTTCGTCGGCTTGCCCCGGGGCGATGCCGCCGTCGAGCACGCCCTTATGCTGATGGAAGCGGCGCTCCGCTGGCGGCTCCGCGGCCTTGGGGTGACGGTCCGTCCGGGCGACTGGGCGACAGTGCGCGACCTGACGCTCGAGGACGAGCTCCGCTGCCACCATCCCCGGTTCGGGGACATCCAGGGGAAAGTGATCGGCTGGACAAGGATATGGGCGGGCTCCGGACGCTACGCCACGGTGGACCTGGGCGTGCCTCTGGGGACCGGCGCAACGGGCGTGCGCGACGTCGGGGACGTAGACTACACCGTCACAGCCCAAGCCGTCGCGGAGCCCGTGGTGGCCTCCGCGCTCGGGAACCGGATGTATGCCGTCACGGGCGTGGACATCGCCAACGACGCCGAAGCCCAGGCTGTCCTCGCCGGCCAGGCGGTCAACGACGGCCTGGATCCGGCAGGCGTCATCGCCAACAACCCGACGACGGTTGCGGTCACCCTGCGGGACCTGACGACCGTCCGGGTGATCGACCGCAAGATCGCCGTCGAGGCAACCGTCCTGGACAGCCCCAAGGGATTCGACACCGGAGTATAGCCATGTCCCTAGACCTGCTTGCATTGTTCAACGGCAAGTCCGGCGCCGCCAAAGCCGGAAGCGGCAGGACGACACCAGCCGTCGCCGCACCCGCCGTCGCGCCGTCCACCGGCAGCAGGGCAGTCGGTTTCACCGCCGGTAGCTACGTCGTCGACACACCGGCACCGTCGCCCGCCTTCATCATCAACACCAGCCGCGACGTGACGTTCGCGCCGAGCACCACCCGGCGCCTTTATGGATCGCCGGGCACCGGCTACTACATGGAGGAACGGGTGACGCCGCCCTACGCCCCTGGCCCGGCGCCTGCACCCGGTCCGGTACCGGCGCGTCCAGCGGCGATCCCCGCCACGTTCTACGTGCGACCCAGCAGCTACACGGATGCAAAGACCACGGCGGACGTCGCCCTGAACCAGCGCCTCTACACCGCCTTGGTCCGGTCCACCAAGTAGCCGTTTCGGAAGCTAAAGGGCGATAGCTTCGCTTTCCATGTAGTCTTCCAGGATCGTCCTGGCAGGCGGCGCTTCGGCCTTGGGCTCGGCGATCCCGTGGATCAGAGCCTGCGACGAGAGCCAGAGCTTGACCTGCGCCAGCTCGCCCGGGCCCGCCGGGTGCTTGCCCTTGGACGGGATGTACAAGCTCTCTGCCGATAGCCGCTCGACCGCCTGCTCGAGGCCGAGGCGCTCGCGCTTCCGGCGATCGTCGATCGATCCGGCTTCGGTCATGAGATCGTCCACTGGACGGGGCGCCGCCGGTTCGACGCGCTCGGCCTGGCGAACGAGGACGGGAGCGCCGGCATGGGGGATGTCCGCCCATTTAAGCGCCGCCACGACCACGGCGACCGGGTTGCTGATATAGCCGGGCACAGCGCACGGGACCCGCTTGCCTTCGGCGTTCGTCCAGTCGACACGCGAGAAGCGTTCGCCCAACTGCATCGGCAACCCGTGCAGCATTTCGCGGAACTGCTTCGGCGTCCCGATGTCGTCTCGCTGGTCGGCAGCGGTCACCGCGTCGATGATGCCCGAGGTCATGCGGCACGCCTCTAGCAGCGGCTGGTACGACGGGCGCAGGTCCGAGCCGGAGCAGATCTCGTCGACGATCAGGCCCTCGGGAATGCTCTGGCAGAACAAGTACACGGTCGGGGCGTCGGACCGGTAGACCGGACGGACACGACACAGGGCCTGCATGATCCCTTCCTCGCGGAACTGCTGCTGCACGATCCGGAGCCACCCCGCCGGGTTGCGAGCGGTCAGTAGCCCGAGGTCAGCACCGTCGCGGCGGCGTATCGGCACAACGTCGAGCGTGGGCTTGAGCCTCTCGCCCTTGTCGTCGAGGCCGGTGCCGAGCGGGTCGAGCAGGACGAGCGGGTCGGTGTCGCCCGCCAAGGCGCAGGCGAGGCCGTCATACATCCACGTTGGCAATTCCATGCGACCGATGATCACCGCAGCGACGTGCCTTTCCGCGAAGTTCAGGCCGCGTTCCGCTCCATAGTGAATCCAGTCCAGGTTGCCAGGGCAAACCCAGTCGGCGTTGATCGCCCGCCGGACAGCGCGGCTGGCGCAAGCCACGATCCGCCCGTTCGCGTGGACGGCGGACAAGAAGACCAGGCGGTCCCGGATACTCTCGAGGTTGGCGGCGCACGCAGCTCGAACCGCAGGCTCGGCGCTTGCGTTGCAGATCATCGATGACTGCGAGTACCGCTTGTCGACCACCGCAACCACGCGACAGTTCATGTCGGCTTCGATCACGTGCATCTTCACTTCGCGATCGGGGAATATCGCTTGCACGATTCCCTTGTCAGCTGAGGCATCAAGCAGCAGCACGGGTGCGGCGCTCCAATTCGGCTCGGTGATCCACGAGATCCGCACGTTCTGGTGGTCGACCCCATTCGCGGCGAAGCACCTCAGCTGTATGTCCTTGTTCTTGGGCGGCAGCGGCTTGCCGTCGGCCAGACCCTCGATACGGTCGCGGATGATCGACCAGAATCTCCACTCCTCGCGGACGTGCTTGCCGGCGGGAGCCTCGCAGATCGCCGCAAGGTCGTAATCGGACATGCCGGGGAAGATGGCGCCGGTCGCCGCGCTCGCTCCGCCGTTTACCCGGACGGCTGCCGCGGCGAGATCCAGGCCGGTGATGGTTCGCTTGGGCCGGACATCGGTGAAAGCGGCCAGAGCGGCGATCGGGCACTGGCCGCTCTCGAGCGCGCGGGTCGCGATCCATGCGGCTTCGTCTCGCATGCCCAGCAGGTCGTCCGGCGTCATACCCAGCTCGGCCTCGGCCTTCGTCAGCTTGGGTTCTCTCCTCGGACGGCGCAGGGCGTCGAGGCTGAATTCCGTCGTGTGCACGAACATGGAGAAAATGCGTTCGTCGGCGATGACGCCCCGGATCCGTTGGAGTTCCTCGGGGATCGATAGGCTCATGAACGCATGCGGCAGGAACACGATGTGCTGCTCGGCGATCTGCTTGCGCTGCTCGATAGCCGGGCATCCGCGATAGTGCGGGCAGTACTCGTCCCGGTATTCAAGAGGCGTCCCTTTGGGGGTACCGGGTAGCGGTTTCTTCGGCACGCGCGCATGGCACAGGCCCGACGATCCCAGGCCGGCGGCGGAGAGCATCGCCACCTTTTCCGCCAACTTGCAGCCCGCCGCGATCTTGCCCTGGTAGACCATGGTGCGGAGCTTGCTGCCCGTCGCCGTAGCGCGGATGCGCTTGATCTCGACCAGCGCGTCTTCGACGGACATCAACCCCTTGGCGGCTGCCGCTTCGGCCAGGTCCTCGTCTTCCAGCGCCGGATCCAGTCCGATCACGACGGCGCGCGCCCGCAGTTCGCTGATGTTGTTGTAGGTGGGCAGCAGGAACACCAGCGGCCCCGGACGCTCGTCCGGCGGCAGCTCGTCGAACATGTAGGTGCGAGGGTCGGCGGCAATGTACTTCAGGGTCTGCGTCGTTTTTCCCGACCCGGCCGGGGATGCCAGAACATGGACTTGGGCTCGCAGGCCCTGCTCGGTTTGGTAGACGCGGTCGAAATACATATCGAGTGCCTGGGCGATCTCGAGGTCGACACGGATGGAGACCTCGCTCCGGTCGGGCTGGAGCGCACGAGATGCGGCGATCACGGCGTCGGGCATGGTGGCGGACGCGAAATCCAGGGCGCGACGCTTGTCGCGGGCCGGCAGGTGCCACAGGGCTGGGTCCTGGGCCGGGGCGGCTTGCTCGACGAACGAGCGGGTAGCGACGGCCTTGCCGTTGGCCATCTTGCCAGTGCCCAGGAACTTGTATCCGCCGGCGGCCAGCAATGCAGTGTTGCGGCGCAGGCGGTCGCTGACCTCGTTCCGCAAGGGAGTGCCGTCGCTCCAGCGATCGGTCAGGATCATGTGCTCGCGGCAGAAGGCCATGATGACCTCGACGCCTGCGGCCATTCCTGCCGGGTTCGGCTCCCAGGTACCGTCCACGAGTAGTGTAGCCACCCGGCCCGGGTTCTGGCGGACGGTCTCGAACACGAGCTTAGTCAGCCACGGCTCGCGACCGTCTGCCAACCTGTCACCGTCTATGGAGGGAACCGACCATCCGTCGATGGAATCCATCGCGCCGTCGAACGCCGCTGACAGGATGGATGCAGCCTTGGCCTTGAACGGCAGCGCCTCCTTCACTGCATCGATGAAGCGCTGCATCTGCTCGGGCGAGACGACAGGGCAATGCTCCGGGCCGTAGATGACGGGAGGCTTCCCGCCGAACCACGTGAAGTACTTGCCGGTCTTGTGGTGCTGGCCATAGGCGGTGATCGACTTGCCCCGGGACAGGACCTCGATCTGGTCCCCGCCGTCCTCGATCACGTACGCCTTGTTGGGTGGGAGGTCCCGGGGAGTCGCCGTCCGGTAGAAGAGCGCGATCTTGGGATCCGTGCCGACGCGCTGGAACGAGGTCTCGCCCAGGATCCCCTTCGCCAGGTCCTGCACGGTGCGCGACTGGTCCGGGTTCGAGAGGTCGGCATCGATGCAGAACGTATTTCCGCTCGATGCTCCCAGCAGGATAGCCGCGTTGGAGCCAGACGCGGCCAGGCTCCAGCGCCGGGTCTCCTTCGGGCTCGGTGCCTTGTCGAAGTACTTGCTGATCTTGATCGCGCGCTTGTCGACCATCGACGGCATGCGGCGTTCGTCGCGTTCCTGGGGGTACACCGCCCAGCCGCGGGCGCGCATGTCCACGGCGACGGCGCCGAACAGGGATTCCCCGATCATGTACATCTGCTCGACCGAACCAGGTGTCGGGCCGGTGTCGGGCTTGCCGGACAGGACGGAGATATCAGCTAGCGAAAACATCGGCTCGCGCTTGGCGGGAGCGGCGGGCGGAATGACGGCGCGGGTGGGTCTACGCAGCATTTGGGCTCTCGATCTTCGACCGGCCTCTGATCGGGCCGTGTGGATTCGGAGTGTTCGGCGGATCGCGGAAAGGCGCAACGGAAACTATCCTTCGAAAGTCCAAGCATCTGGCGCTGCTGGGAAACGGCATCGACGTTCAGCCACCCGACCGCGGGTGCGGCGGATTGTCACGTTTTCGTGGTGGAACAAACGGCGCTTTTCGTTTGCGCGGTTTATCCACATAATTCTTGGACAATGTTCAATGGATTGCGACAGTGATCAAAGACAGCAACCGTGCCAGCTATGGATTGGAGGACGGGGACCACGCCTACCAGCAGGTTCAGGACTCCCTCACCAACGCCGTTCTCGCGGTCCTCGATAGCCCACGCTACGCGGGACGCGCGCCACATACGATCCACCCCCATATCCGCCAGAAGCACGTGTTCGCCTTGAGGAACGGCGATCTATCCTTCGGCCCCAAGCGTCTGCACCGCATCGCCAAGGCCTTGGGTATCCGGGCCGAGCTGAAAATCACGATGCCCGACGCCGCCTAGTCGCCCTTTTTTGTCACAACGTTACGACCCCAGGCTCGCCTCCAACATCAGGAGGCAACCATGCCGTTCCGTCTCGGACCCTCATCCCGCCAGAAGCTCGAAGGCGTCCACCCCCACCTGGTCGCCATCGTCGAACGCGCGATCGAGATCAGCACCGTCGATTTCCGCGTCATCGAGGGCCTGCGTACCGTCGAGCGCCAGCGAGAGCTGGTGAAGTCCGGCGCCTCTACCACGATGAACTCCCGTCACATCCGTGCCGACAACGGCCTGGGCCACGCTGTCGACATCGTGCCGCTGGTCAACGGCAAGGTCTCCTGGGACTGGCCGCTGTTCTACCCGATCGCCGCCGCGATGAAGCAGGCCGCGAAGGAACTCGGGCTCAAGCTCGAGTGGGGCGGTGACTGGAAGAGCTTCAAGGACGGCCCCCACTGGCAGTTGCCGTGGAAGCCCTACGCATCGGGCGCCAAGGCGGTCGCGTTCGAAAAGCCCATCTCCAGCCGCACCACCAGCCAAGCCAACAACCAGGAAGCCACCGCCATCGGTGCCGCCGGATCCGTCAGCGGCGGGGTCGTCGCCGGCGACAGCCTGGCCGCGGTCACCGACGTCATCTCCGGACAGCAGCACGAGCTGTCGTCCGGGGACTGGGTCCGCATCGCCGTCGCCCTGGTGATCCTTGGCCTTACCGTCTGGGGCGTCATGTCCAAACTCAGGAGCAAGCAGTGAACCTCGCCATCTTCATCCTGCTGATGCAGGTTCCGTTGCTGATCTTCGTGAAGGACCCGGTGCAACGTGCCACCTCCGTGGCCATCGCGGCCTACTGGATCGCATTCCTAGTGCAGGCGCCGGTCGTGCTGCAGGGCCTGCTGGTGGTGGCGATCATCGTGCTCCTGTTCATGCAGCTCTTCATCAAGGCTATCGACAGGTGGGACCCATGAGCGAGTTCTACCTGGTCGAGAAGACTACCGAACCCCGCAACCACTTCCGCCTGGTGGACGGGCCGCACGCCACCCGCGCCGGCGTCGAGCAGGCATCGTTTATCCTGAAGGCGATCGGCGTGCAGAAGCGCAAGACGGTCTACCTGTGCGCGGAGGTCACGCCCGTCGAGGCCAAGCCGCACGACGTCGACTTCGAGGCCCTGGCCCAGTGCGCGAGGATGGTCACGTGATCTCCCGCATCCAGGCCGCCGCGGCAGGTATAGTCATCCTCCTCGCCGTCGCCGGCATCGGCGCGGTGTGGGGGCTCTCGTCCGCACTGCAGTCCTCATGGGACGAAAACAGCGAGCTCGCCTCCGAACTGGAGGGCGCCCGCACCCTCCTTTCCGCGGAACGCGACCGCCACTCCCGCACCCTGGACGCATTGGCTGCCGAACGCGCATTGGCGGATATCCGCCGGGCAAGCGTGCAGACCGCCCGCGATGCCATCCTTGCCGCCCCTCCATCGGAGGACGGGCCCGTAGCCCGGGTCGTCCTGCGCGCCATGGAAGCGGCGGACCAGATTGGAGGTGTCCCGTGAGGATCGTCCTGACAATCCTTGCATGCCTCGCACTTGCTGGGTGCGCGACCACCACCCCTGCCCCGGTCGCGCCGGCGCAGTTGCTGACCTGCCAACCACAACCCCCTTCGCCCGCCGTCGCGACGCAACGTGACGTCGGGCTTTACCTGATCGACCTGGCGGCTGCCGGCGACGATTGCCGCGCGAAGCTCGATGCGGTGCGCGGCCTGCTGGAGCCAATCAAGTGACCAGCCCCCGGGACCCGTCTTACGATCGCCTCGACCAACGCGTCACCGCGATAGAGACGTCGATCGACAAGATCGGCCAGAGCATCACGACTCTGGGCGAGAAGTTCGACACCCGGTCACGTCCACAATGGATCCTGATGGTCGCGGCCTTGGGCCTGGTGGTCACGATACTCGGACTGGTGCTGGCCGGCTGGAAGGCTCCGCTCGACTCGACGATCCAGCGGCAGGAGTACGACCTGCGCCAGCTGCAACAATCCATTGTTCCCCGGGTGGAGCACGAGAACCAGTGGACTGCCCTGCAGCGCGAGGGCGACGAGTACCGCCGCCGCCTGGACAGGCTCGAGAGCGGCGTGTTCGTCGCCCGGCCATGAGCCGAACCGCTCCGGACTGGGAACAACGCGTTCGCCGGCGCCCGGCCCCGGATGAGGTCGCCGATCTGATCAGGACCCACGGGTGGGAGGCTGCGGAAGAGCGGTGGTCGTGGCTCGGGCACCGGAGCCTGCTGCTCATATTGAACAAGGCACGTCGAATGGATCCCGACCAAGTACCCGAGGACTACGATGTCCCCGACCTCGAGCCCTAGTCGAGCAGCGGAGCCGGCGCGACTGGTTTCCTGACCTTCGTGCGCCGCGACTGCAGCTTCAGCTCGAACTCGGACAAGGTCGTCGGGCTGCCTGCAGTCAGGCCCTTGACGCTGTCCTCGAGGGTGGTCATCACGGTGCTGTCGATAACCAGCGTCGCCTCGCCGGGCTTGATCGTCTCGTCGAACCTCACGACGACCCAAATGATATCGCAGTTCGAAATGTCGTCGACCTGCTCCATCTTGTCCATGGCGTCGAGGAAGGGCCGGTCGATCAGTACCACCATCTTCTTGCCCCACCGACGCAGCGTCGGCACCTTGATCAGCAGCTGCGGCATCAGCCGTTTGGGACCGCTCGACCGGAAGTCGGGACGTCGCGCTCCCCCGGGGAAGGGCACGCCGTTGGCGTTGACACCCATGGATTTGATCTCGGCGTTGTCGTCGGCCATCTTGGCGCCGCTGAAATAGACTGCCTGCATCTCGACGGCACACCAGTTCTTCGGGTCTTCCGGATGGGCGAACACCAGGTCGATCCGCCCCACGTCCTCCTTGGCGTTGTCCTCGCCGTCCTCCTCGATCACCTCTTCCTCGTGGTCCTCCTCGTCCGTGGCCGCGACGGCAACGGCGGCAACCGGATCCTTCGGCCTGCGGAGGAACGGGATCTCCTTGGCGATCACCGGATCGTCGGTGCCCAGCACGAGCCCGGCGATATGGCGGACGATGACGCCCTCCTCGATGAAGCGGTTGGGGCATGTCGACGTGATGGGACCGAAGGAGATGTCCTCGCCGTCACGCTGGAAGTTCCGGATAGAGCAGACGCCGCCGCGCTTGTTGCAGTTCGTCTTGCCCGACTTGGGCCCCAGGGCCGGCACCTGCAGGAAGAACGGGCACGGCATCTCCGTATTCTTCTTGCCTAGCAACTCGAGCCGACGCGACTGCGGCATGGACTGGAACGACTCCCCGTACCACTCCGCGCGTCCGTAGAATTGCTTGTGCTTGACCGGTGCAGGCTTCTTCGATTTCCCCATGCACCTATGCGAACGCCATTTGCCCCTGATTCTGCAAGGGGTGCCCCGCCTCGTCCACTGTCATGGACGCGGAATGGATCACGGCCTCGGCGATCGCGCGGCCCAGGAGCGGCGGCACGGCGTTGCCCACCTGCACGTATTGCTCGGTGCGGCTGCCCAGGAACTCGAACGTGTCGGGGAAGGCCTGCAGGCGCGCGGCCTCGCGGACGGTCAGGGCACGGTCCTGCTCGGGATGGATATAAGCGCCCCAGTGGACGTCGCATTTCGTCAGGATAGTGCACGACAGGTCGGTCTTGCGCGGGCGTCCGTAACGCTTCGTGTGGTCGCTGCGCTTCGCCCTCTTCATGCCCTCCGGAAGAAGGTCGAACGGGATGTCGCGCCAGCTGCCGCCGGCGGGGATGTGCTTCATGCGGTCGAGGTTCACGGAGGACAGGCGTGAGGCCGTGTGGTTCGGCACGCGGTTCGCGCCGGCGCGCAACTCGCGCTGGTAGTCGTTCATGGGGCCGGTGGCGTATTGGTCCACGCCCTTCATGTCGCCGTTCTCCAGCGGAGCCAGGTCGCCGATGGCATCCCAGATCGTCACGTATGGCAGCAGGCCCGGACCGTGCGTCGGCTTCGGGTGCACGATCGGCGCGCCAGTGCGGTTGGCGATGAACACGATCCGCCGGCGCTCTTGTGGCACGCCGTACTCCTCGGCCTTCAGGATCTTCCACTTCACCTTGTAGCCGAGGGCGTGCATGCCCTCCTCGATCTCGCGGATGATGCCGCCGTCGGCGATCGACGTCAGGCCGGCGACGTTCTCCATCACGAGCCACTTGGGCATTAGGCCCTTCACGATCCGTAGGTACTCGCGGAACAGCCCGGCGCGCGGGTCGTCGACGCCGCGCCCGTGGTTGTAGACGGAATAGCCCTGGCACGGCGGACCGCCCACCAGGACCTCAAGCTCGCCCTTCTTGAGGCCGGTGGCGCGCAGGAAGTCGGCCACGCTGAGGTTCTGGATGGGACCGCCCAGGAACTTGGCTTCCGGGTGCGTGGCGGCGAACGTCTTGCCGGCTGCGGGGTCGTAGTCCGAACCGGCGAGCACGTGGAAGCCCGCCTGGCGGAATCCCTCGCTTAGGCCGCCGGCTCCGCAGAATAGGTCTACGACCGTCCTGTCCTTACGCATCACTTCATCCCGCCTGTGGCCGCACCCCAGTACAAACCGGGAACGGTTAACAAACCGTTATCTAGCGGACCGGTTGCGCCCAGGCCAATCACGACTTCGACGCACCGGTTTTGATTCTTGGGGACGATCGTAACACGCCGATGGTCCCGCGCTACCCAGGAATTTCGGTCGAAACCCTGCCATGCGCAAGCCAGCCGGCGGCGGTTTCCACTGTCCATTCCAGACCAGGTGCGCCCTTTCCGCGAAGGCAACACTCCCAGACCGTGAGGCTGCGCCATCCCATTGCGTCCAGCGCCGCGACGGCCGCCGTGTCCCGCGCGCGGGTGCGCCCTATCTTCGGGCCCCAGTATTCCACCCGCGACAAGGGCACCCGGGCGGCGCCGCAATCGTGCCCGTGCCAGAAGCACCCGTTGACGAACACGACTGCCTTGTACCTGGGGAACACCATGTCCGGTTTCCCGGGAAGGCCGCCAGCATGCAGCCGGTAGCGGAAACCGAGCGCGTGCAGTCCCCGCCTTACCGCCAACTCGGGCTTGGTGTCCTTGCCCTTGATCGCCGCCATGTTCCGGCTGCGGACCTCGGGCGTCAGCTTGTCGGTCATGCGCCATTCCGTAGCTGTCGTCAGTCACCGGCCATCCTCCACGCTTATGCCGCTGTTGTCACCGCGCCCGTAGACCGACGTGTCCTCCCAATGCTGGGTCCGGAACACGCGCCTGGCGTACGCATGCCCTCCGTCGACGCTGATATTGCCGCACCGGCACATACGGAAATCATGCGGATGCACGCTGACGATCTCCTCGCCGCAGAGCAGACACATGGCACTGTTGCGGATGACGCGCGGGACAACCGTTCCCATGCCTCGGAGCACGCGTCCCGCGTCCTCGTCATATCCATCAGTCATCACCACCTCCCAGCACGTCCTCCGCTGCCGCGATGCCGACCTCGGCCAGTGCGTCCCGGACGGATGAAAGCCACGGCTCGCTCGCGCCGGCGGTCAGCAGGGCGCGGATCGTGATCGGTCCGGGCGCCGACAGCGCCGCTTCCGCCAACGTTCGGGTCCGTTCGTCAGCCAGGCGCGCGACCTGGCCGACGACGACACGGTACATCCCCGCCGCGAGACGGCGGTCTTGCTCCAAGATCACCATCATGCCCTCCCCAGGATGGCATCGCGCCCGTCGAGCATGATCTCGATCGACATCCGGAGCCGGCGCAGCGAGCCGCCCGGCCATGCTCCCTTGATGACATCGATCTCGTCTTCCGCAAGCGGCGGGTACCACCGGGGATCGACACCGCGTTCGCGGGCTATGTCCTCCACGATCTGCCCGACCAGCGTGCCCAGGTGGGACCACGTTGGATCCGGCATGCGCAGGATACGCATGCGGTCGCGGAGCGGAGCGGGGATTGCCGAGAGCGAGTTGGCTGTGGCGAAGTGGCTGATCATCGACAGATCGACCTCGACCTCGAGGCACAGGTCGCGCATGCGCCTGGCTTGGTGCGGCTCGAGGTACGGAAGCAAGGCTTCCATGGCGTTCCCGTTCTCGGTCCGCGTCCCGATCTTCTCGATCTCGTCCCAGATCATCGCGCCGTTTGCCTCCCGCGACCGCTTGATCAGCTGCAGTGGCACGCTCTCGCGGGCCGTGCTCCACTGGGCGGAAGTCCCCATCATGCTGGCGTCGGACTGCCCCGCCATATTGTACGCCTCCGACTCCAGGCCCACCGCATCGGCGATCGCGCGGAGCAATGCGGTCTTGCCCGAGCCCGGCTCGCCGACGAGCAGCGTAGGCCGGAACCGGACCGGACCGCCGAGCGCAAGGTCACCCATGATCACGTGGATCAAGTCGCGGGCATGCGGCCACCGCGACGACAGGTCGGCGGCGATGCCCGCGACGTCGCCGACCTGGACGAGAGGCAGCTCCACGCCGGCGATGCCGATCCATGACTTCCGGTTGTCGCGCACGTTGGAATTGCCGCCCTTCGGATCGAGCGGCGGCACGACGAGCAACGAGGTCTTCGGCAGGACAGGCATGCCGAGGTACTCGTCGGGGATCCCGTCCTCGACCTCCTCCCTTTCGATCTCGGCGCGGTCGTCCATGACCGCCGCGATATCTCCGAAGAGTTCCTCAAGCTGGACCTCGGTGGCATCGCCTAGCTGCAAGCGCTCCATTGCGCCGTTCAGCCGATCGGACAACTGCGACATGCGCCGCATGGTCGCGATGCCCTGCTCGAAAACCCGGTCCACGTCACGAACGTCGACGTAGCCGGGCTTGCCTCCTCGCGTGGAGTATCGCGTCAGCCCCAATGCCATCGCGATCGGCAGAGCCGACTTGCTGATGTCGTCCAGCCGAACGTCTTCGAAGCCGCGGCGGATCGTGCGGTCACGTCCGATCGGATCGCCCAGCCAGCAGGCGTACAGGTCTAGCCGGCGCGCGGCGTGGTTGCTGCTGTGCTCGAGGGAATCGGACGCAGACCGAAGGGTCGTGTGGGTGGGATTGTCGCGGGCAAGCTGCAGCGCCTTGCGGCACTTGGGGATATGGTCCGGCTCCAGGAGTTGAGTTTCGATCCATGTCTGGATATCGAGCAGCATGTCGCCCTTGTGGAAGGGCAAGCCACGCTGCAGCTCTTCGAAGCTCGTGAAGGCACCCTTCCCCGCGAGGATCTCGTCGCGGCGGGTGGCGTGGCTCTGTAGGGAAAGGGTGTCGAGGCGCAGTTGCGCGAGGTCGGTATCGTTCATGTCGGGTCATCCGGCGCGCCGACGACAAGCCGTCAGCACAGACGATCAGCCAAACGGATCCCGGAAGGATTGTCCAGCGCGTCCGTTAACGAAGGTGAAGGATTGGTTAACCGATCCTGCGACCGGCGAGATGCTGGTAGTAGGTCGCGAGGTGGGCGGCTGCCGCCTCGTCCTCCAGGCCGGCGTTCTTCCACCGCGTCGCCACGAATTCCAGTTCGGCCTGCAGCTTGAGCTCGCCGGCGATCCGCGCCTGGTCGGTGATCCAGGCGGCGACATCATCGGGCACGGGCACCTGCCCCGCGAGCCAACGTTGGCACACGCGCTGGTCGGCTCCACGGGCCCGGGCTAGACGGGAGCTCGTGGCGTCGGGGAAGACCTGCAGGGCCAGCGATTTGAAGGTGGGCGAATCCATGGGACGACACTGCCAGCGCAGGCGGCATGGGACAAGGGCAGCGCTTGGATACAAATAGTTGCAACCCATCTTGTGCCCCGCAACCATTGCAAGCATATTGTATCCATCGCTGGCGGGTGGCCGCCGGCCCAACGGAGGTTCCGAAATGGATGACAAGATAGAGACTGCTATCGACACGCTGCACATCGGGCGCTGCACGATCGACGCGAAGCTGCGCTTCGTGGGCGAGGTGATCGGGGGCGGCACCGGAGGCCCAGGGAAAGTGTGGCTGCAGACTGAGTACGGACGCTTCGCGCCCCTGGGCTTCGACGAGGACCACAGGTCCGGCTCGCGCCGTTCGGGCTCATGCCTCTGGTACCTCGAACCCGACCGGCTCTACCGCATCGACAACGTCGCGGTCAGCAGCAGCCGCACCGCGACGTTCTATGTCTCCACCGCGGGCGATCGTCCTGTCGCGATGAGCCGCGAGGAACACGAGGCCGAGTGCCGGCGCCGCTGGCCCATGGATGCCCGCCTCGCCGACGAGGCCGAGGAGCGCCGGCGCGAGCAAGAGGCCCTGCGGATGGAGCGGGAGGCGGCACAAGCGGAAGCCCGCCGCATCGAGCAGGAAGCCCTCAAGGAACTGAACGCTGAGCGGGCGGCCCAGATCGCCGCCATGGGCCAGCCGGACACGGGACTGCCCAAGCTGACGGGAACGCCCAAGCAGATCGCCTACGCCCTGTCGATCAGGGATGCCTTCGCCGCCAAGCACCCCGGCGATCCCGCGCTCAAGCGCGGCACGACGGCGAAGTACTGGATCGAGAACCACCGCTCCGCGCTGTACCGCTAACCGGGAGACCGACATGTCGCATCAGGACAACTCCACCGCAGTGACCTTCACCGGACAGGCCCCCGAGGAACTCGGCGCCCAGCTCGACGCACTGCCCGCAGGCCATCCTGCCAAGGGATATTTCGTCGGCCACCAGATGGGCGGCTGGCAGCTCTTCGGGCCGGGGGTGACCCCGTTCGGGCGGGAGCGGATCGGAGAGTTCAGCTGGGACGGCTTGATCCGTTACCTGAATGGCCTGTCGAACTTCGAGAAGGGACGCTGATGTCTCCCGAGAAGATCAAGAAGATCGCCCAACTCCTGGCCGGACAGGAATCCGGCTGGCAGTCCAGGTTCGCCGCGCTGCTCGGGATCTCCCGGGGATACGCGCACAACCTCCTCACCGGCGAGCGGCCCGTCACCGGACCGCTCTACCTCAAGATCGTCATCTCGATTCGCAAGCGCGCGGAAGAATACCGGGAACGCGCTGCCGAGCTCGAGGCGATGGCAGCCGAACTGGGGGAAGCCACCATGTCGGATGTCGCCTCCATGCCGAAGCTGTCGAAGGCCGAATACGACAGCCAAACCGACGAGGCGATGGCGATCATAGACGAGATGGCCGGCCTGTCCGGCAGCAAGGGAGATGACGAATGAAGGTCGAACTGGACGACAGGACGATGGCCGCCACCCTCCGGCCCTTGCTCAAGGCGGGCTGGACGACGACGCTGCACGCCGATGCAGACCGCATCTGGATCACCGTGCGTTCTAACGCAAAGGCCGGCGGCGCGTTCATGACTATCCGCAATGCGGAAGAGGCTGCGGTCTACGATGGCCGCCCGGGTGACGCGGTGCTGTTCGAGGGACCGGACGCGATCAAGGACGGCGTGGCGCTGGCGCTCGGGAGGGCAAGCTGATGCCCGGATACTTCCACTACGACAGGGCGCCGGAGGAAATCATCCTGGCGTGCCAGGCCCCGGACCATGAACGCTACTGGTTCCAGCGGAACGACAATCTCTACCGCAACCGCGACCTGCTTGGGCTCTTCGGGGAGCACGAGGTCCTCCGCATCGGCCAGGTGACACCGAGGATGCAGCAGCTCAAGGCCCATGACAGATACTCCGAGGGGTTCGAGGCCAAGCGGGCGGGCGAGCTGATCCGGTGGGGCGTGGACCATGGCATCCTCGTCCGGGAGATCGTGGACCGACAGCCAGCATGGCGCCTGCTCGACCGCGAGATGCAGTACCTTCTTGTCGGGCCGGCGGCCAAGCAGCGCGAGATCCGCATCCGCGGGCTCAAGGATCCAGTGGAACTCGTCGAGGCAAACAAGTTGGCGAACCGCGAATACAAGCGGCAGGACCGGGCAAGGGCCAAGCAGATCGAGCGGTATCGCGAGGCGATGGCGCGCAACCTGGACCGCATCATGCAGTCGTCTCCGGACGAGCCGCTGCCTGCAGCACTCGACCGCTTCAGGATCGAAGGACACGAACTGCTCCGCAACTACCGCGAGGTGCTGATCGATGCGGTCGCGGGGGAGGACGGATGGACGATCGTGGGCATCATCGCCACGACTGCCATGGACGCGACCGCCGCTGCATTCGAGGCCAGCATGGCCGCGCGGAAGGCGGCTGCCGAGGCGCCGGTGGTCCCCGACGACGACGCGGACGCCATGGGCAGCATGGATTTCTGA